TAGTCTTTGAATAGTGGAAAGAACTCTGCCATCTTTTTGGTAGCACGAGACTTACCACCAGGATAACGAAGAGGTGTCTTTAGTGATGTCATTTGAATTGACACTCTAACATAATTTGAGTGAGACAAGCAAGAAGATTAATCTCTTGATCTACAGCAAATGCAGACTTATATTGATACTCAGCAATGATTAGAACAGCAGCAGCAACACTAGGACCATCCATCACACCAGATAGATTGTCATAGAGTTTACGCATAATAGATGTTGGATCAGCATCAAGATTTTGTGTGACCCACTTCTTAACATCATTGAACTTCTTGTCTTTCAATGCTGTTACAAGAGTATCTACATTAGCATCACCTAACGTCGCCAGAATACCAGTGTCGATAACCCCTGTGCTTGCATATCGTTGCAATTCGTTAATGGTTCTTCTGAAGTCTGGAAAGTATTTTTGGATGACTTCTGCAACAACTCTCGGAGCGAAGGTGACCTCCTCGCTCCTGAGGATATCTTGACACCTTGTAAAAAACGCACCAGCAAGTTCTTGCTTTGTCTGTCCACGAACGTTAAACTCTACGACTGTTGTTCTGCTATGTAGTGGTTCAATAATCTTGTTTTTGAAGTTACAAGTGAATATGAACCTACAGTTTTTTTGGAACTCTTCGATACTTGCACGAAGGAGTAATTGAACGTCTGCGGTTGTATTGTCTGCCTCATCAATGATAAGAACTTTGTGACGAGCAGAAGCAGTGAGAGACACAGTAGCAGCAAAGTTCTTTGCCTGATTGCGTACAGTATCCAGGAATCTCCCTTCATCCGATCCATTGATAACATAGTAGTCTGCTCCAAGTTCGTTACAAAGTGCCTTGGCGATAGTAGTCTTACCAACACCAGCAGTTCCAGACAAGAGGAGATTGGGAATCTCACCCTGTTCAATGAAACTCTGGAAGGTTTGCTTCACATTAGCAGGAAGAATACATTCCTCAACAGTCTGAGGACGATACTTCTCTACCCATAAAAAATCATTCATCAGTTGTTAGGTTCGAGAGCAATAAAGTATTTGATGCCATTGCCTTGGAATAGGGCAACGTTATGCTTACTAATAGTTACATTATAATCGTCCAACAATAATTTCAAATTCTCAACTTTAAAACAATAACAGAATTCATTATCGGTTTCACCAACTTCAATAGAGTAACTGTTAGAAGTATCATTCTTTTTATCAGTCACGCAAAGATTCATCGTTCCATCCGTTCCATACAAACACAGATCGGGTAGTTGATAAACTAGTGCTGCTTTTTTAAGTTGATCTAAAGAATTAGATGGGAGTTGAAATGTTACATCAGAAGAAGGGATGCTAATTTCCTTCTCAGGGGGTTGGGTGATAATATCGGGGTCAGCATAAAAGAAGCGAGTCTTAGACTTACCACGCCTATCACTCACAGTAACATAATTACTCTGCGAGGTATCAAGTTTTGGTGTATCAAATAGATTCAAACCACCAAGGAATACACCTAGGTCATAGATAGAAATTTGACTCTCAAATTGTTCCTCAACATCAGCAATAGCAAGAATATTTTTATTGATACTGAGAGTAGAAACCTGATTGCCAGGTTTGATGACAATAGATTTGTTAATAGAACAGAAGTTCTTTAGAACTTCAATAGTGGACTTAGAAATTACTGTCATTGAGGGTAGTCTTCGGTAATGTTGGATTTGTCAGAGAAATGGAGGAGGAGTAATCCGTAGTGTAGGATCTTAATGATATCGCGACGGGCAGTACCTTTACGATCATAACGAGAAGCATACTTTAGAATATTACTTCTACAGAATGCTTCAGCATCACCACAGGACTCAATCAAATCTAACGTTTGAATCTCATCGTTGCCAGCAGAATAATGCTGACCATAGGTCCCAGAAATATAATCGCGCAACTCCTTGAGAAGCGCGTCTTCATTGTACTTCATAATCAAATGGTTTCTTCCTCTTCATTGTACTCGGAATCTTCTCCAGCGTCAACCTTTGTATAGAGATCTAGGAAAGATTGTTTCGTATCGTCATCAAAACGATTCACACACTTAGTGATAGCGTCAAGGCGATCACCAAAGATATCATATGCTTGAACAATATGAACCAGACGACGTGTTGTGATTACTTCATCAACGCCACCGTCAAAGAAAGTCTTACGAATCACACCTGCCCACTTCACAAGATTCTCTGCAAAAACTGGATCGCAACCCACATTCAACAGGATCTTAGTTTCTACAGTAGCACTAGGATAGTCCTGTTCAAAGGTAATTGGGAAACGTTCGAGGAATGCTTCATTGAGAATATTGGTTCCAACAAAACGACCGTCATCGCTGCCTTTACCTTTAGTATTTGCAGTTGCAATAACATTGAATCCTTCCTTAGGAGTTACATATTTACCAATTTTTTTCAAGAATACACCCTTACCTTCAAGTACAGATTGCAGACACAGAATCTTATTGCTAGCAAGGTCAATCTCATCTAGAAGAAGTACAGCTCCACGTTCCAGAGCTTCGATGACTGGACCATTATGCCAAACAGTGTCACCATCAACAAGACGGAAACCACCAATAAGATCGTCTTCATCAGTTTCGATTGTGATGTTGACACGAATCAACTCTCGTTTTGTTGCAGCACAAGCTTGTTCAACTGACATGGTTTTACCATTGCCAGAAAGACCTGTGATGAAGATAGGATAAAACTTACGGGACTGAATAACCTTGCGAACAGATGTGAAATTACCAAACTGGACATAGGAATCATCTTTTTCAGGAATATAATTTACAGCAGATGAGACAGAGGGTGCTTCATACGCTCGCTCAATCTCTTGAGCAGTCAAGTTCCACTTACCTGTTCCTGACTTGTAAGACTTCAAACGCTTGCAAGCAGTAGCATAAGACAAGTTAAGTTGACTTGCTGCATCGCGAATGTTCTGACATCCAACTTCAACACCAAAATTATCGGTGAGATATTGAACCATTTGTTCAGTAGTAACAGGATTTGGAGCGAAGGGCATGAGTTCCTTTGTTGACTATACAGATAGTATAACAGAAAAACCCCCCGAATGGGAGGGTCTTGGACAGTTATTTAGTTGTCACACCCACTCAGGTTTGTTCTGTGGCAAACGCAGATAGTTGGATGACACCCATGGTTTAGATGCAATGTACATTTTGTATGCAGTGAAGATGTCAATGCTTGTATCATACTTATACTCATCGGGTCCTGCAAAGACAAAAGGAGTGTGACTATCCCATTTTACATAAGGAATGATTTCGTCAGCAGCAATAAGAGTTCTATAGCAGGTATGATTTTTTCCATACCGATTATAATACTCGTCACATAATGCAACACCATGCTCAAGCAACCAGCGAGCATTTGCTATAGTCTCGTTTGCCCACTTGGTGCAAGGGTGATTACGGAATGCTCCCTTCTCTGTAGCATAGGGTGTGCCGTCTTTCTTAGGCAGTGTGCCATAACCATGACCCCACTTGTCTGAGGCGACTATAGCGAGCATCTGACAGGTCTCCAGGGGCATCTTGACGATGTGCTTGTCAGGTAGAACCTTAGCAGACTGCCAAGGAGATTCATCGGTGACAAAGATGTTCATTCAAATACTGCCGTTACTCCCATGATAGTTGCTCCAGGGTTTCGTGCCAAGGCAACTTTTTTAGCATCGTCATAGTCTGTAGCAATAACAATTTCATCGAAAACTGTTCCTGCCTTGAATAGTTGTACTTTACACTTCATGCGATTTGCTCAATAAATGCGTTAAGGATGGTTTTGTTTGTCATTTTAGAACCCATATGCTTTTTAAATGCGCGAGCGAGTTCTGCTTTGGTGGCAACTTCAGACTTTTGTTTTACCTCAAGATCTAAAGTTCCTAGTCCAGTATTTTTATCGGGCATATAGAATGCCTCAGTAAATCCTGCACTTTCTTTAATGGAAGCAAAGCGTTCCTTTCTCCACTGCTTATCGATTGCATCAAATTTATCATATGCAATTTCTCTAACAAGTCTAGATAAATCACCTTTACTACAAAGACGAATACCAATCCAATTGTAATCAGTAATCTCACGATAGAATGACACTATCGTCTTTGTAGTTTCATATGGATGATTTGAGATTCTACGGGTATATCCAGTTTCAGGATCGCGAAGAAAAAATACTTTACCCCGAGTGTGACACAGATATTGATAACGATATTCTCCAGCACGATAATAATGATCTTCAGCAAACTTATGAATGTAACTCATAGGATTTGCCTCACCATCAGTCAAACAAATAACATTTACTTTACTAACTCTTTCAATCCTTTTAAGATTAGAAACAATTTTACGAGTGCAATATATTGCTTCGGCAAGAGGAGTTCCACCAAGAGTATACTCTGGCAAATAATTTAGACGCCATCCATTCATAGCAAACACTTGAGTGTATACTAATTGCATGGACTTCTCAAGAGACTGTCTATTTTGACGAGAGGAAAAGAATTCGAGGAGACGAAAATCTGAATTAATTCCTAGTTCGTTTTCATTCTGCATGATTTTAAGATCATCATGCTGAGTGGAATATCCATGTCCAGATTGGAAAGCATATACTCTAAATGGAATTCCAGATTTTTTACAGAACCAGATAAGATTATAAGTTTGTTTCAGGGTATCAAGTAACTGATTACCCATAGAACCAGACCAATCAAGATACATTATAAGACCATGATTCTTACCTTCAGGAACTACAGTGACTCGTTTAAAGATGTCATCATTGTATTTGTAAGTGTGTAGTTTATTGGTATCAAGAACACCTGTTTTAGCAGTTGCTGAACGACGGTACTCTTCAGCAGATTTTTTCATGTCAAACTGCTTACACAAATAGTTTACAGTCTTCTGAGTATCTTTCTTGAATGAATTGTAATTATCAACAGCATACTGAACATGTTCTCCCCAAGTGCGCTCAGGATCATAAAAATGTCCATGGAGTTTTTCTTGAATTGTTTTGAAGGGGACGATTAAATCCTCAACTTTAGGATTGGGAATAGAAAGATATACCCACTCCTTTGCATTATCATCTATAAGAGTCTCAAGTGCTTCTGCAAGTGCATCATTAGTTACACATTTGGTTTCATCAATATCACCACCATAAGAAGGTGTATCTAAATCTGTGTCACTCTGATCAATATCATCTCTCCATTCACGCTCACGCCTATCTGCCTCTTCAAGCATCTCTTCGTGAGTCATCTCCTCATAGTCATCACTATCAACAGGGGTTACTTCTTCTTCACGATCTGCTTGTGATTGTCCATCTTCTGCTGATGGCATCATCATCTCTTCTTTATGATCCTGTTTTTCAGAACAATATTCATACAATTCTTTAGAAAGATCAACTACATCCTTAAAGGTCTTAGTTTGATCTGCACGACGGACCCATACCATCTCATCATCAGAGAATGGAATACTAGGATTACCTTTGAAATAAAGATTGATACGATCAATCAATGAGAGTGTTGTAGGATCTTCATGTTTTACACCAAAGAAGTCCTCATTCCACAACTCTTTATATCCCTCAAAAAAAGATTTACGAAGACCAGGATAGGTCACCTTCATCATACGTTCGATACGAGCATCCTCCAGAACATTCACAAATGCCTTTGAGGCACCACTGTAATCTTCGTTAGGAGTATATAGAGCATGACCCACCTCATGCCCTACCAGAAGGTCATAGACGGTGTTGGAAGCAGTCTTCCAGATAGGAAGGATCAGCAGACGCTTATCAACATCAAAGCAGGCAGTGCTCACTTTACGATGCTCTACAGTCAGGTTTTCTGTAGCAAGCAGTTTAGCAAGAGTGCCTTTGACTTCCTGAGTGTTCATCCGTCTCTCTTGGTTACCTTGTAATTATAGCACTGTCGTCAAGGTGTGGGGACACTACTGTGCCACTTTGGTTACTGTCCCAATGGCGTATCACTCCAGCAACGATGAAGCAATTAGTAACGAGATAACTAAAAAACACGATAGATCGTACAACAACAATAGCATTATCATACCTCTCGGTCTTCTCATCAGAGAACGAACCCAAAGCATATTTCCAAACCCTCAATATTTTTTTCACACAAGCATTCCTTTCTCTTGTAGGAAATGTAATGTGTCATGCATATTACCAACGTGCTTGTAACCTAAAGATACTTGAGGATAAGTTGCCCCTTCGCCAAATTCATTCTCGAAAGAACGTTGAGTAAAATGTTGATTAAGTTTATACTCCAAAAACTCTCCTCCAAGAGAATCTAATAGTGCTACCATACGCTCGCACTCCTGACTACCGTTAGAATAAATTACTGCTTGCATTTTTTTAACCAACAGGGTTTACATAGTGAATTTTTATATTTATTTTCGGATGGAACATAGCATCCGACCTGAGGACATTGATTTGCTGGTATCATCTTACCGCACCCAATACACTCAGTCTCCCACATCTTCATAACAATACTTCATTAGGATTGAGATTCTTTACAAATTGCACAGGATCTTTTTCAGACTTGTGTACCCAATGATAGCGCATACATTCGAATATAGGATCCCATGTTGGGACACAAACATAATCAGTCACGTTGTCTCCAGTCATCAGGTTTGTCAGTGTGAAACCAGTCTTTAATATCATCAGCACTACTAAACCCCGTTTTATGATTGGATGGATCGGGGTCTCCTAAACCCATCCTATTCAGAAAATCGTCGGTACTACCTTCTTCAATTTCTTGAGAAGATTGTCGTCGTGCTTTTTGTAACCAATCACGAGCAGTAGTGTGACTCTTTGCCAACTTCTCTGCCCATATCATGTCATCTAATTTAACCTCTTCGCCATTTGCAATACATTTACAAATGAATTCTAAGCGCAGTCTATACTGTGTAGAAAGCAAAGTTTTCTCCTCAACCAAGTTTATTTAGGACTCATCCGACATCTTTGAAAAATCATTAATCTTTTCAAACTTCAGTGTTCGCAAGAACTTATCAACAAGAATGTCTCCTTTATGTGAGATAACAAAGACATTAGTATCGTTTCCGAGACTACGAAGAATCTGAAGAAGTTCTCCTGTACCTGACGCATCAAGAGAACTATCAAAAACTTCATCCAGAATCAATAGATTTGTAGCAACACTATTCTTCATCCTAGCAACTTCACGCCAAGTAAACAATAATGCCAAATCAATTTTCTGTTTCTCACCTTCAGAAAATGATGAGTATGAGAATTCATCTCTAAAGCGACTCTTAATGACTTCATTAAACTCTTCGTCTAGTGTAAAGTTGACAAAGAAATCCATTGACTGAAGATACTTATTAATCAATTGATTAAAGATAGGAACATACTTCTTGATAATCTGACTTTTAATACCAGAGTCTTTCAACAAAGTTCCGACTACTTGAAACTCATCTAGACATCGATTAACTTCAGAACAATTTTTTTCTGTATCATCATACTCCTTTTCAAATGCAAATAAAATTTCTTCTTCTTGATCAATGTTTGGTCTGCTTTGTTGTAGATTAGTAATCTCTTTTGTGATTTCAAGATTCTCCATCTCAAGACGAACAATTTCTCTTTCCACTGCAGTAGCATCACTACGAACTTCATACAACATTGCAGAAGTTTCTTCCATCTTACTAACAATATCTACTGCTTCAGTAATATCTTTAGTGAATGCTTCAATCTCAACAGCAAGAGTTTTACCAGATTTTACGAGATCTGCAACTTGATTCTTTTTAAATGCACTACTAATATCTTGCGTACATGTAGGACAGACATCATGACCTTTGAAGAACTTCAAATCTTTAGCGATTAATTTTAATTCTGATTTTTTATCTGATTGACTTTGGCGCAATCTTTGAACAAACGTTTTTTGATTTGTAGAATCTTCTACCTGTTCTTTAAGAACAACAATCTCATCCTTCTTTTTTTTATGTTGAACACCCAATTCAACAACACGATTGGCATTTTTATTATATCTACTGCGTTTTTCTTCTTGACGATTCTCATTCACTTCAAGTAAAGAACCAATCAATTTTTTCTGACCTTCGAGTTTCTCTTTAGACAACCGAAGCATATGACCACAATCATTACTTTGACTTTGTGCTGTACGAATTCTATCTTTCAATAAAGAATTCATATTAGAAAAAATATTAATATCCAACAAGTCTTCTATTACCTCTCTCCTATGAGCGGCAGTCAATTGCATAAACGGAACAAAGGTGCTAGATCCAAGAATAACAACTTGAGTAAATGATTTATAATTAAGTTTTAGTACAGACTGCTCAAGATATTTTTGTGTATCTTTAGCGGCAGCATCTTGATCAACAAGTTTATTATTTTTATACAGTTCAAATGCATTCGGTTTAATACTCCTGAACACACGGTATTCATCTCTACCAATAGAGAAACAAACTTCAACTTTAGTTCCCTTTTCATTAATAGAATTTACTAATTGATTTTTGTTAATTTTGCGAAATGCTTTTCCAAACAAAGCAAAACACAGGGCGTCCAACATAGTGGACTTCCCTGCGCCATTAGAACCTACAATAAGTGTTGATGAAGACTCGCAAAAATCAATCTCAGTCCACTGGTCTCCTGTTGAAAGAAAGTTTTTCCAGCGAATAGTCTCAAATGTAATCATGGGGGAACAATCAGATCGTCTTTGGATATGACAGTATAAACATATCCATATTGGTTACAGTTAACAGCAATAACAGTTTTATCAACTTCTATAATTTCTAATTCATCTTCGTAATCATCTGCATTTAAAAGATTTACATAACGTTCAGCGTCATCTCGTTCCTCAAACAAAGTCACAGTTTTTGTACGTGCTTTGCTGTTTATAGCATAGATGCCGCCTGAGTTTTTATCTGTTAAAACAAACATTTAAATTTCCGATGCTTCCATATACAGAGACCTCATTACATTTTTCACATTTGATTTATTAACTTTGAGGTCAATATCATCTATGTAGTTATCTAACAATGTCATTGTATCTTCGGTTTCCAGAACCTCAGAACCAGAATCAAGTTCAACACTTAGATCCTCAATAATTTTGAGGTCTCCAAGACCCATGTCTTGTAGTTGACTTACAGCATAATCAAACTTAGCATAGTCACCTTTGTTTTCTACAATTAATTTAACGTAAGATCCTTTAAGGTCTTCTTCGTTAGGTAGGGTAACCCCGTTATTATAATAGAGTTTATGGAAAATGTCAAATGGATTTTTATAGAAAGTAGTTTTTAAAGTTTCTGTGTCAAATACATGGAACCCTCGCTTACATCCATAGTCATTCCAATATAGTTGATAAGGATTACCAAGATAATTTACATTCTTCTTGGTTGATTTCATATGATAGTGTCCCGAGAATACTTTTTTAAACTTAGAAAAAGCATTCGAGTCCATACCATGTTGCATTACATGACCAGGATGAGCTTCAAAACCATTTAATTCTAGATGACCCATGCATACTTTTGCTTCGGTACTTCCTACTTTTTCCAGAACTTCTGTACGATTCTCATCGCAAATCCAAGGGAGAAGGAGTATAGGAAGATTGTCATACACAAGAGTGGTAGGGCTAGTGATGACGTTGATGTTGTTGTATTCTCCAAGTAACTCACTTGGGGCGTTAACTCGTAGAGTATTTTTGTAATAAATATCATGATTTCCTACAAGCATATCCATACTGACACCTCTTTCCTGGAGAGGTGTAAACCACATCTCCTTTGCTGCTTCCAATGACATGAAGTTAATGGAGCGACGTTTATCAAAGGTATCTCCCAAGCAAATAATCTTGGAGATCTTATGTGAATCAATAAATGGAAGAACTACTTCACCATAGAATTTTTTATAATGATCAATAAAAGATTGATTGTCATTGCGAACACCAAAGTGTTGATCGGTTATTAATAAAAGTTTCATGAGTCAATTCTATTATTATTTGGAGTTGCTTCCCAAGAAAAACTTAAGGTTACTCTAGGTTCTACAATTTGAGGTTCGTGATAAACACCTTTAGGTATAAAAATACTATCACCAGGATCTACAGTAAAAGATGGACTATCATCAAATTTGTAAATAACAGATCCAATAGCACCAACAATTAAGACATCCATAACATCTTTATGTCGTCCATAGGTTGAACTACTATTGCCTAAAGATGCATAGACATGCATCTCTATAATATTTTCAGCATTTTTAACTTCGTCATAAGCAGTTCTAATAGAACCTGGAACAAAATTACTATGCATTGCAAAGGTTGGGGGGATTGATGGTTTGTCTGCAATAAAATTCACAGTACTGTTATCAAAATCAAACGCTAGTTTTTTTACTACATCAGACCATTCAATAGATCTTACAATCTTAAAATGATTTCGAGTAAATTTAATCACCAGTTGGTTTTTCCTTCTCTAGTTCATTAAGTCTTTTGCGCCAGTAACCGCGCTCATTGTCATCTCTACAGGGACTATCTCTTTTGACTGCATCGCGCAATCTTTCCTGATCAGTTTTCTTGGTCATCGTTTTGAGTTCATCTCCACACGGGACTTGATCTGATTATAACCTGTATCTGTGTCCCCGTCAACCGTAAACACATGGTCATATCCAGACTTCTCAAGAATCTTATCTTTGATATCTAACTGACGTTTCTCTTTTGCAATTCTCCTTAGGAATGCATAGTACACAATCTGTGTGAAGTATGCAAACGGATTCTTAGATTTTGCTGGATTGAAGTTATCAATATACTGAATACAATTTTCAATACCATCACAAACCATATCATCTTTATACATGTAATTGATAAAGTTTGGTCTGTATGATAAGTGTGTAGCAATTTTTAAAAAACAACTACCAATATAATTTCCAACTCTAGGTTTATTTTCACTCTTCCAACTTTTTAAGAAAGCAAACTCTTCATCCTGATCCATATTAATGAGTTCAGGACATTCTTTTATAGCGGCATTGTACATTCTCTGCCGATATTTTACAATAGCAGCAAGGAACTCTTGATTGTCAACGTAATGTTGTTTTTGTTTTTTTACAGTTGTTTTCATATGGTTACCTGCTTTGTTTATATTATAACATACTTGACAAGATCGTCAAGTCTCTGTAGAATAACCATGTGAGGGTTCAAGACAAGTTCTAGCTTTTATAGATTCGTTCAAATAGATTTCTTGCTTCATTAATCTTTCCTAAGTAACCCATCTCTGGTTCAGGATCTATTTTTGTTGTATCTTTTTTATCAAGATTATCTCCTAGTAAAAATGCTTCATACAAAAAAGTAACTTCTTTACTCATTGAAGTAACAGTTAAGATATCCTTCTCACGAATAATAAAAAAATCTTCATCGGAAAATTGCATCCACTTTGCAAATCCTACTCCTCTGACAGTTCGACCATCATCAGATTCCTTAGTAACAATTTGCGTACAAACAGGATCCTGAATGAAAACTAAGGTAGAACCCTCATCTTCAGTAAGCACTGCTTTGCCTAGCACCTCTTCTCCATTAAGGAGTTTGAAGATACCATAAAATTCTTCGTCGTGTCTTGCGTAACTAATCATAAGTTTTTACTTTAACATCTATGATTTCATAATTAAATTTTTCTTGATTGTAGACTTTGACTCTCTCCATTAAATGGTTGAGTGTATAGTTGTTACCTCTATCGGTAGAGATATCATCAGCAATATCATATAATGTTGCCTGTGATTTATTTTCGCCTTTCCTTAGGACACGACCAATCGATTGTAGGTTGCGAACTCTGGACTTTGAAGGACTTGCGAAGATAACGTTGTGTAATCTTTTGATGTTGATGCCTGTAGAAAATGTGCCGTATGAAGCAACTATGATTGCATTATCAGATTGTTCAGTTAATACTCTGATGTCTTCACGGTCATTGACATCTACACCTCCGTGTACGAAATGTACTGGTCTTTCGGTGTAACTATTTATCATCTCGTAAAGAGGCACTCCATGACGTTCTACATAGTTGAAAAGGACTAGAGTATTTCCCTTTAAGTCACAAGCAAGATTGCGAATAAATTTATTCCTACCTTCATGTTCTACAAGGTATCCGATCTCATCTTGGTAACCTTCAAACAACTTTTCCTCATGCTTTACTAGAACAATCTTCACTT